TGAATGGTTCCAATATCAAACAGTATTAACATCACACCCAAGAGTTTTCTCAATTGGTCCTGATACCACACCAAAATATGGTGTTAGCATTGAAAGTGACACAATTTATACTTGGCCAGGTGCAAATTCTTATGCAATTGGTAAAACATATTTAAACACTTGGATACACGTTGCACTTGTTAGAACAACAGGCACAACTAAATGTTATATTGATGGTACAGAAGTAGGAACAGCACAAGCAAACAACGTTGCAATTAGCGGTTCAACATACGATTTTTATATAGGTGCTGATGGTTTATCTTCTGGAGACGGATTCCCAGGTAAAATCACTAACTTCCGTTGGACAAATTCAGTGGTATATACCGGAAACTTTACAAAACCAAGTTCTCCGTTAACCGTTTTACCTCAAACTAAGTTATTACTATTAGGAGGTTCACCAGCAAATCCAGTTGTGGATTCAACAGGAATTAATATATTAACTAACTTTAACACAACATGGGGTTCAGAAACGCCATTTAGTTAAAAAATATTTTTTTAAATTAATCAACCCGGATTTTTTAATTCGGGTTTTTTTATGTATATTTTCTTATAACAATTTTCTAATTAAAATTTTTTATTATGTCAACATTTGATGCAGTTCTCGCACAATACGAGAAAAACAAAAACGCCGCAAGCGGCAGCGCAAACAAGATGTCTCAAGAAGACAGATTAAAACGTTACTTCACAACAGTATTACCTAAGGGTGTAAGAAATGAAGAAAGACGTATTCGTATTTTACCTACAAGCGATGGTTCATCACCATTCAAAGAGGTAAATTTCCATGAAATCCAAGTGGATGGTAAATGGACTAAGTTATATGACCCCGCTCAAGAAGGGAAACGCTCACCTTTAAATGAGGTTAGAGAAGCGTTAAGTATGACAGGTATTGAAGCTGACAGAGAGTTAGCTCGTCAATATCGTTCTCGCAAATTTTTTATTGTAAAAGTAATCGACCGTGACCACGAAGAAGATGGTCCTAAGTTTTGGAGATTTAAAAACAATATTAAACAAGACGGTATTTTAGACAAAATTTTCCCAATCTTTCAAAAGAAAGGAGATGTTACACATCCTGAAACAGGTAGAGATTTAACTTTGTTTTTAGCTTTAACTAAAGCAGGAACAGGTAAAGAATACACAACAATCAATTCAGTAATTCCTGAAGACCCAAGTCCATTACATGCAGATGCTAATGTTACTAAAACATGGGTTGAAGACCCTGCTGCTTGGTCTGATGTTTATTCTAAGAAAAGTGAAGACTACTTAGAAATGGTAGCTAAAGGTGAAGTTCCACGTTGGGATTCAGGTTCGGCAAAGTGGGTTTCAAATTCACAAGCTGAAGAAACTTTAAGTGCACAACAAAAAACAGTAACAACTGTTCAAGACCCACAAGAAAACGACGAAGCGGACGAAGATTTACCGTTTTAATTATTAATGGAGGGGTGGAGATAACGTCAGAAACCCCATTTTTAAAAACAACTATCTGGCAGGGATAAAGAAAAAAACATTTGATGTTTCGGCAATTAAGAAGAAATTTTCTTCTACAACAAAATATAAAGAATCAAGTTACTACTATTGTGGTGAGGCGTTCTTAAAAGCAACGGGTTTACCGGGCCCTATTATGGGTGGTATTAACATGTTGTTGGGCCACTCTAACACGTCTAAAACAACTGCTTTAATTTTAGCTGCAGCCGACGCACAAAAAAAAGGACATCTTCCTGTATTCATCATTACTGAAAAGAAATGGAATTGGGAACATGCGATTCAATTGGGTTTACAAGCTGAGAAAGATGCTAATGGAGAGTGGGTTGGTGATTTCATTTTCAATGATAGTTTCGAATACATCGAACAAATCACTGAGTTCATGAATGAAGTTTTAGATGCACAAGAAAAAGGTGACCTTGACCAATCTATTTTATTCTTATGGGATTCAGTTGGTTCTGTTCCATGTAAGATGACTTTTGAAGGTAAAGGTGGTAAGCAACATAATGCTGCAGCCCTTGCTGACAAAATTGGTATGGGCCTTCATTCAAGGATTTCAAAATCAAAGAAAGAAGATTACCCAACAAAAGAAAACCCATTATACAGCACTTTAATTGTTGTTAACCAACCATGGGTAGATTTACCTGACAATCCGTTTGGTCAACCTGAAATTAAAGCAAAAGGCGGTGAAGCATTATGGTTAGCATCATCATTTGTATTCTTATTTGGTAATCAAAAGAAAGCAGGTATTAACCATATTGACGCGGTTAAAGATGGTAGAAAAGTTGCTTTTGCGATTAGGACAAAGATTTCAGTATTGAAGAATCACGTAAATGGTCTACAATACAAAGATGGTAAAGTCATTGCTGTTCCAACAGGTTATATTGACGACACTAAAGAAGCTTTGGAAGAATACAAAAAAGTGAATTCGAATTTGTGGAAAGACACTTTGGGAATCAGTGGAGACTTAGAATTAGTCGAGAACTTTGATGACCCAAATATTGAGGAATAATAAACAAAATTTAAATGTCGGTTTTATTAGTTGATGGAGACAATTTACTCACAATTGGTTTTTACGGTTACAAGAATGCCTTTTACAAAGGACAACATATTGGTGGAATTTTTCATTTTCTTAATACTCTTAGGAGAGAATTTGAAAAACACCATTTAGAAAAAATAGTTGTCTTTTGGGATGGTAAAGATGGTGCCTTAAGCCGTAAAAAAATATATCCTTATTATAAAGAAAATAGAAAGGAAAGAATTAGAACCGAAGAGGAATTAAATTCATATCAATATCAAAGGTTTAGAATCAAAGAATATCTTGAAGAACTTTATGTTAGGCAAGGTGAATTTGAACAATGTGAAACCGACGACTGTATTGCTTATTATACACAAAATTCAAACAAAGAAAACAAAATAGTTTACTCATCCGATGGGGATTTGACACAATTAGTGTCAGAAACAACACAAATTTACAACCCATCACATCAAAAACTTTACAAACAAAACGATACGATTGTTTATGACCACCAAGAGATTTTAATTGAGAATGTAAAGCTCGTTAAAATGTTATGTGGTGATAATTCTGATAACATCGCAGGTATAAGAGGAATGGGAATTAAAAGGTTTTTAACATTAATCCCTGAACTAAAGACAGAACAATTATCTGTTGAACAAGTAAAAGACAAATGCAACGCAATATTTGAAAAAGACAAATACAACAAGTCGGTTGCAAATTTGCTTACAGGAGTAACAAAATATGGCGTATTAGGAGAAGAATTTTTTGAAATAAACAATCGTATTGTAAGTTTGGAAGAACCGTTTTTAACTGATGAAGCTAAAGAAACAATCACATTTCTAATTAATGAAAATTTAGACCCTGAGGGTAGGTCCTATAAAAATACTATGAAATTGATGATGGTGGACGGAATATTCAATTTACTACCCAAATCAGATGACGCTTGGTTAAAATTCTTTAACCCATTTTTAAGGTTAACGAGAATAGAAAAAAATTATAATAAAAATAAAAGAACAATTAAAGTTAAAAATTATGAGTAACCAACAATTAGACATTACAAAATTTGAGTTTTTGTTATCCTTAGATGGTAACATTATATGCCAAAGATTTTTCAATGTTAAAGATCACAATCCAATCGCTCGCAGAAGCATGGACCTACATTATTACATAAAAAATATTTGTGAGGATATTAGTGAGGATTTAAAAATAAAAAGTTCCAATTATCTATGCGAGAATCAAAATTATATCCTAAATTTTGAAAGTGTGGAAGATTCAAAAATCAATGAAAAAGAAGAATTTTTATTGGAAATTAAAATAGGAGAGGACGTATTTATTCAAAGGATGTTCCCCGCTTATTACTACCACCCAAAGGTTAGATACTCAGTGGACATTAGACCAAGACTTAAGACTATTTTGACAGATTTAACTGACATCTTGTCTTCTGAAGAATTGGAAACGACTTATTTACAATACGAACTATATTAAAAACAACACATGATAACAGAAGAAAAAAATTTCGGGAAATTAGGGTTTTCATTTCAACAATCTTTAATCAAAGCCATTATTGAAGACAGAAAATATGGTGAAACAATTATTGATGTAATTGAGAGTAAATTTTTTGATAACGCGTCTTTCAAATACATTATGGAGAATTTGAAAGAACTATACAAATCTTACAAAAAAATTCCAGATTATCATTCAATATCACAAAAGATAATGAGTGAAAATGGCGATACAACATCAACCAGAGCACATTTAGATACTTTGGAACAAATACAAAATAATGAACAACAGTCGGAATATGTAAAGGACACAGCTCTTAATTTTTGTAAACAACAAAACCTAAGAAGGGAGTTAAAGAATGTTCAAAACATCATCGACCAAGGTGAGTTTGAATCATACAATAAAATAGAAGAAATCATCCAAAAGGCGCTTCAGGTTGGCATATCTGGTGAAGATGCTACGGATGTATTCCATGACATTGAATTGGCCTTAGAAAAGGATAATAGGCACCCAATACCAACAGGTATCACGGGTATGGATAACCTTTTAAATGGTGGTTTAGGAAGAGGAGAGTTAGGGGTGATTTTGGCACCAACTGGAACAGGTAAAACAACAATATTAACTAAGATTGCTAATACTGCGTATAATAACGATTATAACGTCCTTCAAATATTTTTTGAAGACAATCCGGGTAACATTAAAAGAAAGCATTATACTATTTGGTCTAACATTGCACCTGACCAACAACCTGAAAATAAAGATGAGGTGATGAGAGTAGTTGAGGAGCATCAAGCTCGGTCAAAAGGTAACTTGAAGCTTTTAAAATTACCAAGTGATAATGTCACAATTTCAGAAATCAAAAACAAAATCAGAAAATTAAATTCCGATGGTTTTAAATTGGATTTATTAATTATTGATTATGTTGACTGTATCAGCCCTGAAAGAACAACATTGGGTGAAGAATGGAAAGGTGAAGGTTCTATTATGAGAAGTTTAGAATCTATGACAGGTGAATTTGATATTGCTATTTGGACAGCGACACAAGGTAATCGTGAATCAATTTCATCTGAAGTTGTAACAGGAGACCAAATGGGTGGTTCAATTAAAAAAGCACAAATTGCTCACGTTATAATTTCAATCGGTAAAACATTGGAACAAAAAGAACATAATTTAGCAACACTATCATTAATTAAATCTCGTATAGGTAAAGACGGAGTGGTGTTCTCAAATTGCAAATTCAACAACGAAATGTTAATAATTGACACTGAATCACAGAGCACATTATTAGGCCACGAACAACAGACCGCACAAAATAATGTTAACAGAGCAGCAGAAGCGTTCAAGAAGAGACAGGAATTATTAAGCAAATAAATTAAATTAGAAATGAGTAAATTATTTACGGAGAGAATACCGTTTAAACCATTTGAATATCCTGATTATTATAATGAGGGATGGTTGAAACAGATGCAGGCATTTTGGTTACACACTGAAATACCAATGCAAGGGGATGTTAAAGATTGGAATGAAAATTTAACAAAGGAAGAAAAACATTTAGTTGGTAATATTCTTTTAGGGTTTGCACAAACTGAATGTGCTGTATCGGACTATTGGACTGGTATGGTAACTAAATGGTTTCCAAAACATGAGATTAGACAAATGGCAATGGCATTTGGTTCTCAAGAAACAATACATTCAGTAGCATATTCATATCTTAATGAAACATTAGGA